GTTTGAATATTGTTTGAATAATAATTTATTTTTTAATTTTAATTTTTATCTTAATTTTTTAGGAGGTTTCATTTATGAGTATTGATTTGAATGCAATTCGCAACAGACTTAAAAATCTGCAGACAACCAACACAAGGAAAAGCTATTTGTGGAAGCCTGAGCCAGGTAAGACAAGGATTCGCATCGTTCCTTACGCTTTTAACAAAGAAAATCCATTCATCGAGATTTATTTCCATTACAATATTGGTAAGAAGACATATGTTTCGTTGAATACATTCGGTGAAGCTGACCCAATTGTTGAATTTAGCGAAAAATTGAAACAAACAGGAAGTAAGGAAGATTGGACACTTGGAAGGAAGCTTGAACCAACACTCCGAGTATTTGTTCCTATCATTGTTCGTGGAAAAGAAAAAGAAGGAGTAAAATTCTGGGGATTTGGTAAGACTATTTTTCAAGAACTTCTCTCAATTATTTCTGACCCAGACTATGGTGATATCACTGATCCTACTACAGGTCGTGATATTGAAGTAGAATATATAACAGCACAAGAAGCAGGAAATAATTATGGAAAGACTACAATTCGCGTTAAGCCAAATCAAAGTGTGGTAACAGATGATAAAGATGTTCTAGACCTTATCGTGAATGGTCAGGTAGATATTTTTACAGAAGTGTATAAAAAATCAACTTATGATGAGTTGAAAGAAGCGCTTGAAAAATGGTTAAATCCAGAAGAAAACGAAGACGAGGAAACAGATAGTAACAATTCACCCGAAGACGAAGAAGTAACTGTAATTAAAAACGAGACTACCACGAATAAGAAAGAATCTATTCCAAATGCAATCAACAAAGCAAATAAAGTCGACGATGTTACAAAAGCATTTGATGATTTATTTAACAGAAAGAAATAAGATGTAAAGGGATTAACAATGGCAAAATCTAAAGTAGAAAATGAATCTACCAGGGATAAGCTTGCACAAAAACTTCAAGACAGTCTTAATGCGAAATTTAAAGGTACAAAAGTCGCTTATTTTTTGGGTGGAGATGAATGGACGCCAGCAGATTTGGATGAATGGATAAAGACAGGTTCTTCAATCTTAGACATTGCGATATCAAATCGACCAGATGGTGGGTTTCCTGTTGGTAGAATTATTGAAATTACAGGTCTTGAGGCATCTGGTAAAAGTTTGTTAGCTGCACATGCGCTTGCAAGCACACAGAGAGCTGGTGGTGTAGGAGTGTTCATTGATACGGAAAATGCAGTCAGCGAAGAATTCTTAACTGCTATTGGTGTAGATATTCAAAGTCTGTTGTATGTGCAACTCGATACAGTAGAAGATATTTACGAAGCAATTACAAATATCGTATCAAACATCCGAGAAACAAATAAGGACAGACTTGTAACAATCGTAGTTGATAGTATGGCCGCTGCGTCAACCAAAATTGAGATGGAGTCTGACTTTGATAAAGACGGTTGGGCAACAAGCAAAGCAATTATTAACAGCAAAGCCATGCGAAAGATTACGCAATTGATTGGTCGGCAAAGAATTTGCCTGATTTTTACAAATCAATTGAGAGAAAAACTTGGAGTAATGTATGGAGACCCATATACCACGAGTGGTGGGCATGCGTTGAAGTTTCATGCAAGTGTCAGGTTACGCTTAAAAGCAATGGGTCAGATTAAAGCAAAAGACCCTGTAACTGGTGTTGAACGAACTATTGGTATTAAGACACAAGCACAGGTTATTAAGAATAGGTGCGGACCGCCTTTGAGAAAAGCCGAGTTTGATATTTATTTTGATTCTGGTATAGATGATATTGGCGGATGGTTACAAGTACTAAAAGACTATAAGATAGTCAAGACTGGTGGTGCATGGTACACGCTTGTTGATGAAAATACAGGGGAGGAAATAAAGTTTTTATCAAAAGATTTTGAAAAACTTATGCACGATAGGCCAGATTTAAAGAAATACGTTTATGATAAAATTTGTAGTGTTTTAATCACGCCTTATCAGAAAGCAGATATGGGTATAGACGATGTTATTATCGATGACAAAGACCCTATTCCTGAAGGTTGAAAATAATGGTGGGTTCTGAAC